CCCACTGCTTCTGATCTCCATCAAGGCCATGAGGCCCAACCTCCAACATTCTCATCATTAGTTGATGCCACTCAATAGACGAGCGATTCAATCCTAGTGTTGAGAAGCAAACTCCTCTGATACGCTGCATAAATGCGGCAAACGCTCCAAAAAGCATTTTGTTATGTAAAAATCCACACAACGAGCCAGCACAAAATATGCGTGTCAGAAAAGCTTGCACCTTTGCGAGCCCACGTTTCTCATCTTTCAATGTTACTATGTATGGCTCCATGGGAATGATATCATTATCCATATCATTCTCAAAATCATCAAACACTTGTTGGGCAAGTGAAGATAATTCAAGCTCTCCAGGTTCACCTTGTATCACATTGCGTTTTGCTCCACGACATGACATAAGTGAAAATGGGTAACCAGAAGAAGTGGTTAAATCAACTGACTCAATACTGCCAGGGATACCATTAAGCGCCTCTTTCAAAGTTAGAACACGGCACAAATCGCTTTCACGCTTATGCTGCATTAATTCCTCCGTTAGGGAACCAACAGCTTCCTTAACAATGTCCTCTGGATACTGCTTACAAGATAGTCCATACTTCTTCAGATCATTCATCATCGGATCATTCACTCCTACTCGTCTCAAAGGTGCAGGTGCCATAGTATGCACATGCACTTTATCATGAATAGTAGAAGGTCTCAAAGTAGTCTGAGATGACCCAAGGATATGTTTCTTACTAGTAGTAATAAACAATGTCTTGTTAATCCCGATGCCATCCTCATGGACGACATCCCCTTCATAAAGGAATTTATCTGACAAGGCTACCTTAGACACACGATCAAACTCTAACATCGCTGTTTTAATCTCAGATTGATTGAGCATAACAGCAAGCGAGCTCTCAGGGTCAGCAGTTGCTCCAAAAGCATGGATTCCAACAATCTTCATGGAACCTCCTTGCTTTGACAACACCACATTGCCACAATCTCCACGTTGATGCTTAAAGCGATATTCAATATCACAATAAGTCTTATATGCCTTACCAGAAGAATCACGGGTAGAGATATGAACACGGCCAGGTTGCAACGGAACCTCATAACAAAAGATCTCTTTTGTCTGAAAATTTCGTCGAGAAACAACAGCAGTGCTAGCGGCAGTAACAGGATCATCAATGACATATTTCAATACGTCAGGCCAAGAATTCATACTTGATCGACACTCAACCAGAGCTAAATCGACATCAGGAATCTCCACAATCTTGCATTCATGCAAGTTAACGTGAAGAACTTCTGTATCAGTAGCTCGATGGGAATGAATAATCAACTGTCTTCTCTCCTTAACAAAGTGTTTATTGATCAACATCACTCGTCCAACAAGAAAAATAGCATTGTTATAGTGATTACTCTCATCTACCACAGTTACGTGGTTTTGAAGAATCTTCGCCATAGCTCGCTCATCTTGCTCCAAACCAAATCCATCCTGCTGTTGTGCGCGAACAAAATATGGTTTAGGTGCCGCTTTTGGTGTCGCACCCTCGCCACTCTGAAGAGTAGCCACTGGTCGATTAAAGAATAATGCAGTAGTCGCAACTGCTAATGAAATAGCAGCTCCTAAAATCAACAACATATCACCGATCTTGCCGAAATTCTCATCGACATAATCCGCCAGTTTATAACCA